CACAGAATAGACATTCTGGAACCAATCAGACAAATCCACATAGTCACCGTTGCTGATTCCGCTTAAACGGAACCACATTTGACTATACGGCGTATGATAGATTTGCCCGAATATGACTCCGTTGCCCCAACCGCTAATCTTACTTGTTAAATCAGATGGCATTATAATCTATCACCTCAAATCTCTCAGTTTCGCCTGCCGATTGAACACTCTGCATCTCAGCTCGCCGATTGTCTTATACCAACCCTCGATAGCCAGTTGGTTCAAAAGAATCATTTCTTCTCCAGAACCAACTTCAAAGTATTGAGTTGGCTTCACAACAGCGAAAGCCAAGACATTCCCTGGTTGGTCAGCGTCTTTGGTGTCCAAGAAGTATATTCTGCTGATGGTGTCCTGCACAACATCCTGTGAAGGCAAGATCGGGATGCCCATGTAAGTTGATACCAAGAATCCGCCTTCAACACCAGCAGCAGGTCCTCTGACTCCGCCGAACGCTGGAACAACCTTAGCGACTTCAAGATATCTTCTTTCCGCCTCCAGCAGTTGAGACCAGTGGAACAATGTGTCATAACCCGTGATTATGACATCGGTTTGCCCACCGTTACTCCATACTTGCTGAAGAACCCCATCTATGAGGGCAAGCGTCAAATCCCGATCCACATTGCTGTTATGGTCAACTACTGCATCGAAGCATGAACTCGCCGTGTCCCTGTCAATGTTGCAGATGTCTGCGTCTCCAGCATCCACGTCTCCACAGTTGGTTACTTCAGAATTGCTTGAAACAACCCTGTCGATAGACTCGAATCCAGTCTGCGCTGGAACCGTATTCGTTACGTTGCAGGTGAGCATCTCGTTTATGTGGTGTCTATGAGCCTTACCAAGGGACTCCCGAAGTTCAGGAAGAATATCCAAAGCATCATCCACATGACTGATGAATTCAGCGATTTCGCTCAAGTCGAAACCATGCATCACAGTCTTTGGACGACAACGGATTTCCTCCCAACTCGGCTTCACCGTATCAGGCAACTGCCCCTTCTCTTTGACACCGCCAGATGCATAATCACCTGCCTCACTAACTTCGATGCGGTAACCCGTAGTGCCCCAAGCTTCTTTAGGAAGCATCGCAAAGACATTCGCCTCATAATTGAGGCATGTCCACGCCTTCCTTCCGTAAGTAACTTCGAGCCATCCACGAGCAGCCCAATTCGCACCATAGCCAGTGGTAACTTCTTGGTCTATCTTCTGGATGAGACGGTTTGTTCGGAAGAACTGTTCTCCATAAACCTTCTTTTCAAGTTCAAGAAGATTGCGAAGTCCACTGTCAAGTTCGATTTCCCGAATTATCCCGCCTTTATAGATTGCTCCAAGCTTCTGAAGTGCAGCCATAGCTCTCTGTGTTGGATCATAGAAGTTGCTATTGCTGTATGCTCCTTCTACTCCAAGTGCCTTATAGACTAACTCGTTCTTATCCATCATAGTTCACCTCTTTTCGGAAGCTTCCATCCTCCCATTCGAAGAATGGATTCTGGATCGGCTTTCGCAAAGATTTCATGTGGAATGTCAAGTGGAGATTCAAATGTTTTCGGTTGTTCTGGAACCACACTACGCTTTTTCACTGGTTGCTCACCTAACCGTTTAGCGATTGCCTCGTCTATGGCTCTCTGAATCATGTTGTCGAAGGACTCAACTTCCGATTTCTCTTCTTTGTATGGATATTTTTCAGGCTTCTGAGACTCGCTTAGACCTGTTCCTCTCGGAGGAAGCTCTGAAGTTCCATAACGAGCTTGATGAGTTCTCCTTCTTTCCTCTTCATTTTTAGGCTTCCCCATTCTGCGAGGTTTCCCAGCCTTTTCAGTCTCATCTTCCGAAGATTCTTCTTTCTTCTTCCGATGAGCCTCTATCCATTCTCGAAGTCCCTTCGGAAGCTTGCCCTTCTCCGTTTCAAAGGCATCCAGATCAACAGCATCCCAGTCGATTTCAGATTCAACGGATTTCTTTTCCTCTTCCTCTTTGTAGGGATACTTCTCTGGCTTCTTCGCCTTCTCAATTTCCTCAGATTTCTCCTCTTCTTTCGGAGCAGGATATTTCTCCTTCTCCTTCGCCTTCTCCAAAGACTCAACCAACCGCTTCATCAAATCGATTAGCTGAGCATTCTGAGCTTTGATTTCATCCAGCGTAGCAGGTTCAGTTTGCTTTTCTACTTCGTCTGGCAAAGTAATCTCTATCGTCCCCTCTTTCTTTATTGTCTTACCCATGTAGCTTCACCTTAACTGTCATTCGGGACTCCGCATTTTCGCTTCGACCGAGAGCCGAATCCCAACCTCCTCGGTCTGCAATTACAGCATCCTCGCTCTGAACAGCTCCGCATGGTAACCGTAATCCCTTAAAGACTCGTTTCTCCTCTTCAAACTTCATCTCCACCCTCTTCACTGGATAGCTTCTTACAAGAGCCAAATCGTACAAAGGATAATAAACATCATGTGGACCTTCAGGGTCTCCAGTGAAAACGTGAAGGTTGCCTTTCTCTATATCGTCTTGAAACATTTTGTAGAAGCGAGTGTGAATATGCCGTTTCAAGGGATGCTCAACTTTGAAGAGTCTTAAACAGTGTGGACATTTAACTGTTAAATCGCTTGGCAGTCGCACTTGACAGTCAACATCATGTCCTTCACCTTTCTCGGCAGTGCTTCCGACAAGGTTAATGAAGTCTTTAAAGATTATCATGTCTTTGAATTTTTCAAGCCATTCAACCCGCTTCTGCAACTCATCCCGTTTCAAAATTCTAAAAGTAGCATCAGGATTCGCAGGATTATCGACAAGACTTATCTCGTGCAAATCCATCTTGTCAATCCGATTAAAACACGAACCATTACAAACCGTGCTTTTAGAAAGAGCCTCTCCACCAATGCTGAATCCTCTTAAAACTCCTCGTTTAATTAAATCCCAAGCTTCATTCGCCTTATTCGTGTTATCCCAAATTTGGCAAACAATATAAAGTCCAGTATCGTCCACTCCAGTCTTATGCACCACGCCTTCAGAATCCTCATATTCATCAATTATTTCGCCGACTGGAATATTCGTATGCATAAGATGGAGTCGAATCTTGCCGTCTTCATAGCATCTTTCCCAAGCATCCTTCAAAACTTCAATCGGAATTATTTCATTCTGTTTATCAATCTGTTCAATCGACGCATATCCAGCTATAATTCGCTTCTCATCTGAAATCTTCTCAAAAGGAAAAGGGATAGCGAACTTGATTACTAAGCTTGGAATATTAACTTTATTGAGAAGATTTTGGACGATTGGGCTTCGCCAAATTTCTGAGTCTTGAAGGATTTGTTGAGACATCATTATTCTAATATATACTAATTGATTGCTATTCATATAAATGTTTTTATGTTCAATCTTATTCAATCGAAAATCTTATAAAGAAGAAAAGGCGTAAACATTTACGCAAAGAGAGAGGTTGAAAGAGTTGGCTAAATGGAAATGGATGAAAAAAGACAGAAACGTATTCTGGAAAAGCTGTCCGCAATGTTTAACTCTTGGTGGTATGCATCTTGACATTCAAGAAAAGAAATGGGTATGCGACTGTTGTGGATATGAAGAAGATGAAGAAAGGTTAAGGTTGATGCAGAAAACTTTGGATGGAGGATTCGCAGAGGTGATTTTAGAATGCTAGGAGAATTCGAAAAACAAATTAACAAAAAATTTCCAAAATATGAATATGGAAGAAATCTTGACCCAGATGCAGATTGGGTAATAGAAGAAATTTTTAAAATCCTTGAAGAAGCAAAAAAAGAATTCCCTAAATATCCAAATAAAATTGAACCCTATGGAGCTTTTGATCCGATTATCGAGTTTGCGAATAAAACTCATAAGTGGTTTAAGAAGTGGTTTGGTGATGAATGAAAAAGAACTGATTGAAACACTATACTGGGAAAAGAACTATTCAATAAAACAAATCGAACAAGAAACAGGAATCAAAAATGTATCAAAGAAAATGGATGAATATGGAATCCGCAAACGCACACCAAGCGAAAACTTTAAAATTTTCGTTCTTGGGGCGGTTCGGAAGCATAATGACAAAGATGTAAACTACTATTCCTCTCTCGAAAAATTATTCAAAAAGATACTTGAGAATTTGGGATTAACTGAAGAAATCGACTGGCAACATGATGCCCAAATCCATCCAGAATCGAAGGCAACCGCAGACTTTCTCATCTGGTCAAATCCAAAAGAGAATATTTATGGAATCGACTTTGAAAACGATGAAGAAATCTGGCATGAAGATAACGGATGGTGGAGAGGAAAAGAAAAAGACAGAAAAAGAGATAGACGATTAAGGAGGAAAAGAAAAAGACAGAAAAAGAGATAGACGATTAAGGCAACTCTGCAATGTGGAGATTCATCGATTATCTGGAAACTTCATAAGAAACTACCCAAGACAATGCAAATACTATGTAAAGAAAATCTTAAATAGGTTTTTGCAGAATCATTTAATAATCTACAAACTGTGAGGGAGGTGAAAGAATGAGCGAATTCGAAGAGAATAGACAACCTGTTGTGAAAGACTGTTATGACGAGTTAGATAAGGCTATATCAAAGATACATTCGATAAGACAACTTCTCGACGAATGCTATCATATCATTAATAAAAGCTTTAAAGAGTTTGAGCCAAAGCTGTATGTAAGACCATATCCGCATCCCAATTTACGATACGGTATGATTGACCTTGCAATTTTCGTTAATCAAGAGTTGGATACAATTGAAGAAGAAATACGCAAAATAATCAATAGCCTGATATGCGAATACCCGAAACGACCTCGCTCCGACTAATCTTTTTCCAAAATATCTTCCGTTAAATCATCATTGAGAATCACATAGGGATAGCCTTCATCACCGTGTTTAGTTGGATGAAGTGGAAGTTGTGATTCAGGTCGCCATAAATACCAATTCAGTTTATTTCCCACTTTTAGAACTCTCGCTATGAATCTCCCCTCCAAAATCCCCTTCTCCGACTTAAAGAAAAATTCCTTCAAGTCCTTCCGCATCACGCCGAACTTCACTGTCCCCCAATCAACCCGGCTTCCCAGCGGGAATCTCCACCCGTCCCTTCTTTCCAACATCAAGCCAATTCAAAGCCTTCCCCTCCATCAACAATTTCGCTGCTGACTGCGTTTGCTTATGACTCTTCAATCTACGAATGAATTCTCCGACAACTCCACCGGGAACATTTTGTGGAGGATGAAGAGCCCATCCAACCGCTTTGTTCTTTCCTATTTGAACTCGCAAATCAAGATGATCACGGAATTTTAATATAATATCCCCTTTTATGGCATACTCCGTTAAACTTTTTGAAATAAGATTCCGAAACAGCTCTGACTCGAAAATTTCCTTTCGAACTTCCTCTTCAATCAGAGGCTTTTCAGGTCCAGCTTCAACTTTTCTTCCCGGCTCATGCTTCTGCAATACCCATCGACAGGGCTTGCAGTCTGGATGGAACTTGTAGTATTTTTCTGGTAGTGGTTCGCCTTCCTTCGCTAGTTCACGATAAAGCTCTGGAGTTAATTCCTCAACCTTCTTAATTTTGCCTCTTCTCACCTTGCTTGCCATGATAGCTCTGTGAAGCCGATTCGCCTTTTCCTTCGCCCCTTCCTCTCCAAACTCTCGAATCGAATAACACTTTATCGGTTTACCCTCGCTGTCCAGAACGCACCACGAATCGCCTCTTCGCCTCACAAACTTCTCAATCTTCTTCGGCAAAGTCTCCTTCGCTAACCTATCAAGAATGTTCAGAGAGTCTGGACTTGACCTTTCAGGAAGAGGAGCCAGCACCTTCGCCGTCATAAAACTATAAGTGAAGCATCCCGTATCTTCGATTGGTTCCTTCACAACCTCAAGAACGTTTATTCGGATAATCTTGAATTTGCCGGGATTAATTGTCGTATTGAAAGTTTTTCCAAGTAGAGCATATACATCTCCATCTTTCTCAAAACACTTCTTCGGCTTCCGCTCTAAAACAACTTTACTACATTTTGAAGAATAGGGACCAGCAGCCACGATGTGATTATAGCTTCCAGCAGCATTTCTAACTGTTTTAACAATCATAACATCCAATTCTTTCAAGTTTTTTATCTTTAGTATCTTCATGTTATCTTGCCTGTCTTGAATAGTCATGTCTGCAGTTGAGATAACTGTTCCTTCGCTTCCCTTCAATTTGCGGACTTTATCAATAGCATCCAGAATTGTTTCTCTTCCAGAAACCACATAAGCCTCAGCATCGCCTCTGAATCCCCATTTCACCTTCATCGCCTTAATATGTTTTGTCGCTTTGATTTTTTGAAGAAGCTTCAACCGTTCAACATAAGGAAGATTTCGGACATCTCTTCCCTGATAATAATAAATATCATAGACATGGAAGATAATGCTGTCTTCTTTTTCAGCATCATATTTCTTCGAATTCAAATATCTTATCGTTTCAGTTCTGTGAAGAGGCTCGCCATCCCGATACATCACAGCTTGTGAAGCGAGAACCATGCCTTTCAGCTTTCGCAGTTCCGTAAGCAGATTCTTTAATTGTCCATCCTTCAATATTCCATCTTCACTATAAACATGAGGCTCATCTCCACCAATCAACTCCGCATTAAAACCATCAAACTTCTTCGCAACCACAAGCGTCTTATCCGCAAATTCCTTCTCCTCAAAAACTTCTTCAGGTTCGAAAGCTCGGAGTCCTGGCTTGTTTAATGTGATGTATCTTTTGTGAAAGGTTTGCGGAGTTTTGAGGCAGATGATTATTGCGTTTTCTCTTGGATATTCTTTTCCTTCGAGAATTTTTCCACTTGGATAAGTATAGAAGTAGCATCCATATTTTTCGCAAAGTTCACTAACCATCTCAACGTCGTAATCTCTTAAATGCGTAGGGTCTTTGCGTTTCCCAAGAGGAACAACATGAACAGCAACATTCTTGGCAACTCGAATAGACTCTTTCAGAACTGCCTCATCATCCTCTACATGCTCAAGAACATGCATGCTCATAACAGAATCGAAACTTTCATTTTTATAGCGGAGACTCTGTGCATCTCCCTTCATAACATTCAAGCCCTTCGATTTGCAGACTTCGTAAGGTTTATTATATTTCTCTATTCCCTTCGCTTTGTATCCGCTTCTCTCCAGAATCTCAAGACTGCTTCCCTCTCCACAACCCAAATCCAGAACCGTCTTGCCTTCAAGATGGCGGAGAACCTCTGCAAAATCAATTATCCAATCACAAGTCCTCGGCATATCGAGATCCCAGAAGTATTGAATTTTCTCTAAGTCTTCATCAGTAAAAGAAGTTTTCAACTCAAAAAAAGTCTGAACGCCAACGGGAAGCTTTCTCGACTGGGGTTTTTCATATTTTTTAAATGTGAAAGTGTAAGCATAAAGAATAGGCGGATTATTCCACCATTTCTTACGCTCTTCTAAGCTTACTTTATGCGCAAACTCTGTCATTTCGACTTGTTCACGAGTTAAGGGAAAAACAGAAGTTAAAGTTATCTTCCCCCAAATCTTATCCTCACTAGCAAGAAATAATTCTTTATTCAGCATATTCTCATATTTTCGCTTCTTCAGAATGAGAATCTTCTCGCCTTCCCAGATAAGACGACCGTGAGGGGCAGGCAGATAAATCGAATTACTTTTTGGGGTTGGATTCTGAGCCATATTTCTTCTCCCAAATCTGCTCCATAATAAAACGAAGCTCTTCCTGCCA